GAATGGCTGGATTGCAGCAGGGAGTTACTTTATAATTCACCGCCACGGCCCCTTAGCTCAGTGGTTAGAGCAGGCGACTCATAATCGCTTGGTCGCTGGTTCAAGTCCAGCAGGGGCCACCAATTTATCAATGACTTATATTTAATTAAGTTTTTTAGAATTTCTCCAGGATACCTATAGGATACTTTAAGTAAGTAATCTGGAGTACCGATTTGGCTGAAATGCCTAACCGGCCAGTTGGGTCGTAGCGGCCATGTTTACTGGAAAAGCCTTTTGGCGACTGAAAACCTAAGCGCTACGGGTCTGAATTTCTTGCTCCCAACTCATCAAGAGACGGCAGGAACCTTTTGTGGAGGTCATATGATTGACTCTATAAAGGGCTCAGACCTGCTGTCAAAGCGTATGGTGGCCTTGAGTGGCCTTCTGATAACGCTAAGCAACATTGGTCTAAGTCCATTTGTTGCCGTGCCTGTCGGCATCGCTCTTGTGTATATTTTACGTAAGTAGCAGCGTAACAAGCCCGGCCCGGCGAAAGCCGGGCCACCCATTCTTAGAGTGCTTCATCCTCACTTAACATTTCTGGCGCTAAATCTAAAAGTTCAGAGACTTCATTTAATCTCTTCTTAGAAAACATCCAAGCTTTCCCACCCCAACGAACTGTTATCCATTTTCCGCTCAGTTCTTTGAGTTGTTCCGCATAATCATTTGTGTCCCCTACCACTACAAACGCCTTTTCGGTGTAATCGATTAAGCGGATCTCATTAGAGCTAGAAGTTTTTTTTGCCTTAGCTTTTGGGATCGAAGCGGCAAGCGAAGAGCTATCAGCATCAAATTTCTTATCTTCGTGACTTTTCGCTGCCTTGACAGCTTTCACATCCACCACCGTGTTAACTGAAACTTCTCGCAAAACGATTGTTAATTGGCGAGAAAGCTTCATTTTAAGCTCATCGACATTCGTATATTGCTCTTGTATCCCCTTCTCTCGAATACTTTTTTTAAACTCTTTGAGTTTCTCAAGTTGTTGTGTATCAATAGCATCGAGGTCAACTTGTTTTTTCGAATAATAAAGCATTACCGGTTTTTGTTGCCTCAGAAACCACTTAATCTCTTCAACAGTGCCACTTTCTTCAACTCCAGTAGGTGAACCTAATCGAGTCCAAAAAGCACCAATCAACATGTCGCAGTTTCTAACCACTTGATTGTTGATAATACCCTGAGGTCTATCTCCCATAGTTGGAGCGCTATGCGACTCCCATTTAACTGGTAATAAAACAAAACCAGTTTCATGAGAATTGAGGGCATTCCACTCGTAAAGACTCTCAGTAATGGCTTCTCTTTCTTCAGGAACATCTGATGGGGATGCAATCAGAACATTCAACACAGTTGCTGGAAATGACATTTTTTTTCCTCAATGATCTCATATGTAGGAATGGCCAACGATATTGCATTCTTTCTTTTACGTTTAAAATACCATCAACATCGAGCTATATGCCATTGAGATTTAACAATCTTTCTTTGTGAGAAAGACTCATTTCAAAAGCGAACTCCTCATGTTCGGCTTGGAAAGTACCGAACGCCATAAGCGCGGATACTGCGGGGTCTATCTTATTTGAGGACTTCTTTTTGTTGGGCTTAATATTGGCATTAGCGTCAGACTCCATAACCACGTTACCAATCGCCCAAGCAAGAACAGGATCGCCACGATGGCGCACAACCCTGCGGTTAACAAATACCTCAAAGGATTTCGCTACCGGGCTGAACTTGAGATAGGTTTGCGGGAATGGCTCAACATCGAGTCCAGCCCCCTGGAGTTGGGTACGCAGATGTGTGGCATTCCATGTATCGAAGCCCACCAGCCGAATGTTGAAGGTTTCAGCATCACGCAGGATATCGTCACGGATACGGTCATAGTCGATACAGTCGCCGGGTGTGGTGCGTATCCAGCCCGCTTTTACCCAATGGCGATAAATGGCGCGGTTTTTGTTGGCGACGTTAAGCAGCTGCGCTTCCGGCAGGTAATGACGGGTTAGAAGTCGTATCTCCCTCTCGAACGGGAAAGCATAGCTCACGCTGGTAATATCACTGGTAGAAGAAAGGTCAAATCCGGCGTAACATTCCATTCCAGCCAGATCTTCCTCGGTATAGTCGAGTGCACAGGCATCCCATGCCCCGGCCCCCATCCACGGAGTGGAGCCCTGACACCAGATATTGAAACGTTTGGTCAGCATTTCCACCCACTGCGACGGTATGCCCCGTGCTTTCTGGATGGTGGACTCCAGTTTCGCCGCGTCAACGGACACATACAGGTTAGGGTTAGCCTTGATCCACATTTCCGGCTGCTCAACCTCGCTTTCGTCGTCCAGCTCGTAGATTAGGACAAACAGCGAATCATTTCTCTCCTCCCCGGCCAGAATCTGGCAGCAGTAGTCATAATGCTGTTTGTAGGCGGAGACAACGTTACTTCCGGCGGTAGTGATGGCGAATAAAATCGCCTCCGGTCGTGCACCCATGCCCAGTTCAAGCGCGGAATAAACACCGTTATCGGGGTGAAGGTGATATTCATCGACAATCGCCAGACTGGGGTTAGTCCCCTCAATGGTGGCCGCTTTCGCCGCCAGCGGCTTTAACTGGCTGTTGCTCTTCGGAAAAATGACCTTATGCGCCTGAATATTGACGCGCTTTTTCAGCGGTTTTGACAGCAGGCACATCTGGCGGGCATCGTCGAACACTATTCGGGCCTGATCCCGACTTACCGCCGCCGTGTAGATATCCTGCTGGCCCTTCTCCATTACCAGAAACCAGTTAGCCAGCATGGCGGCCACAGTGGATTTGGCATTCTTACGCGGCACCTCAATAAAGGCGCTGCTGTACTTACGGCGGCCTGATTCCCTGGCTTTAAAGCCCAGCAGATTTGCAAAGGCGAACTGCTGCCATGGCTCCAGCTCGATTGGCTGGCCCCGAAGCGGTCCTTTGACGTGAGGACAGAGCCGCGAGAACGCAATGAAACGCTCTACGGTCGCCGTATCGAACTCATAACGGGGGTCATTCAGGTCTGAAAAGTACCTTTCCACGGCCTGTTTTACGCGCCTACAGGCCGGAATTTCGCCCGTTTTTATCGCGTTTGCGTACTCACTCCAGACGGTCAAGCTCGTCTTCCTCTTCCGTTTCCACCGGGTTACGGCGGCGGCTTACCGGATCAAAACCCAGCAGCGACGACATTTTAATCATGATTTTTTCAGCATCGGCCTTTGCGCTCAGCGCCGGATTTCGGCTCTCACCGCCCTGGCTGTTAATAATGCTGAATCCACGGCTGACAAGGTCTTCCACGGCTTTGCGGTACATCGAATAGTTAACGCAAAAAAGCTCAAGGTTATTCCAGTCGGCTGGAGTCAGATCACCGCGTTCGGCCAGTTGCTTCGCCTTCGCTTTCCACTGCTGCGCGGCTAACTCGTCAAGATAAGCTGGCGGTTTTGGTGGTCTTGCCATAAAAATTTCTCGTTTCCATCGCGTTTTATTTTCAAAAAAATCACCGTGCGTAAAAATTTGAGGAGGCAGGCGGTGCCTTGTAGCAGGGGGGTTGTCATGAAAACCTCCCCCACCCCGCCCACGTCCTCTTGCAGTGCGCGATTACAGCCTCGTATCTTCATATATCCAGTCACTACGCTTTGCGGCCCGCTCTTCCTGATCCCGGTACAGCCCTGCTTTACGGTTCGCTTTGGTGGCGGGATCCTGCCTGGTGGTCTTGTAGTTATGATGCGTCTGGCACAGAGGTTGATGATTCCATTCAGGCCAGAACAGAACATCATCACCGCCGTTGATAGGAATGATGTGATCGACAATCTTCGCAGCTACATAGTTGCCCAGCTTCTGGCATTCCACACACAAAGGATGATGCTTCAGATACTGAGCCCGATATTTTTCCCATGAAGCAGAGTAACCTCGGGCGCGACGATGGCCACGGCGGGCGTCTTGATCCCGCCATGCCTCACGTCGATGCTCATCGCACTTACCAGACTTAACTCGTTTATTGCATCCCGGCTCCGTACACCGGCGAAGAGGTTGCCATGGCATCAGTACACCCCCACATCACGATAGACAGACCACAGTGCAGAGATGGCCATGGGGATCTCTTTCATCTCCGCTTCGCTAATCATCGTCCGGTATTCGTACAACAGGGAGATGTACATCAGACAGCCAATCTTGATCGCCGGAGTGAACTCAAGACCAGTTTCAAAGCGCTTGCCAATATGCTTCTGGCAAACTTCCAGGGCCGCGTTGATGTATACCTGAATCAGCATGTCTTCATCATCAGCATCAATACGACAGTGCAATTTGGCTTCAGTCAGCGTAATCAGTTCAGTCATCCGAGACTCCTCCCTTACACAACAGTTCAAGGCTGGTACGATTGTTGTCAGGAATGGCGGCTACAATGCCAAATACATCACCGCCAGTGACTGATGTATGGCAGAGAACACGTTGCCCCTGTTTCACATCACGACGAAAACGTATCCAGATCCTCAGCGTGGCATCTGATAAAAGCGAGCCAGAAGTCGCCAGCTCACGTCCGGAGATCCCTTTGACCTCAGCCCAGACCGTTGCATAATCTACCCAGCTAGTTACTGGCTCACCCAGTGGGCCACGCCCTGATTCAAAACGTTGTAAGGTAACGCGGTGCTTCAATCTGCCCGGTTTCATTTATCACCTCCATTTTCATGGCTGCTGATCTTAACTTCCTGTTTCCATGCCTGACTAAACTCGTCTCCCCCTTCACGCGGAGGCATTCCTTCACGTTCGCGAGCTTCGTTCGGGTTCATAATTCCGTTCTTTATTCCACGCTCATACGTCACGTATCGCTCAGTTGGTGTTGCCCGGAGAAGGTCTGCAGAATCAAATTCAACTAAGTAACGACTGCCGGGCACAGGTGAAGCCACCAGCAGAGCTGCTTTAATTTGTTGTTCGAAATTCGCCAGCCATGGACGCATTGTCATGGTGAGAAAAGCGCGGCTTGCCTCACTGAAATTGCTGTGAGTGCTGTTGCTGTATTCCTGGAGGAAAATTGGAGAGACATTGAACATGCGGGCAATGTCTTCAATGGTGAAACGGCGTGAAGCCAGCCATTCGGCATCCTGATTGCTCATGCCAAGCTGCTTGTAATCCATACCACCTTCAAGGATCGGTGTTTTACCGGCGTTTCGTGCACCTTTGTAACGCTCAAGCGCGCCCAATGCCTGCTTACCTTTCACGCTATCGAGCCATTCTGCCGTAGTGACTACGCCCGCCGCCATCATGCCATCTTTCATAATGCTGGCACCGTGGCGCTGCTGCGCCAGCCCTAACCCAAGCGCCTCACGGCAGACGGTAATTGGAGAACGCCCCAGAAAACCATCATCGGTGGCGTAACGAAGATGCAAGATCTCTTCCTGGAGGTAAGTGCGTACAGCTCCTGTATACGGTTCAGTAATAGTGTATTTGTACTTATGTTGGCCGATACGCTCAGGAACAACCGCCCCAGGCGCATACGGGTGCAGGGATTCCGGCTGCCCGTCGCGGCCCCATTGGATCACCGCATAGGCGTTACCGTTTAGCAGACAATGACGCATCATCGTGCGCTTGAATTGGTAAGGTGTCTGGCAGTCGTTCGGTTGCTCGTTCAGGAGAAAAACTACCGGATGATTGCTCAGCCATTCCCGCGCCTCTCGCCCGTTATCGTTACGCACACGGTAGAGGTAGCAGGGCATTGTTGCCACCGCTTCACTGATAACTGACACGGCGTTCATCACCGCCGGCAGAGATTCCGCTGTACCCGCAGACACATACTCGCCTGATCCGGTATTTGCAATCCCTGCCATCGCCAGAAACTCATCAATGGTCATGCTGCGCTGCTCGAAGGGTTCAGACTTACGGCCAAACGGCCAGATATTCCACATATCAAAGCCCCGCTAATTCAGCCCAACGGCGACGGTTATCGGCAGCTCGGCGCAGTTCAGGATGTTGGGAGAAAAGCGAACGGTGCGCGATTTCCACGCCAGATTCAGGATAAGCAGGCATAGACGTAACTGTGATTTCCCGTAGTTCGGCGGCGGTCACAGTGCGCAGGTATGGAGACTGGCCGATATCCCACGCTTCTTTCAGCGCGCGGAAACCAAAACTCATGCCGGAAATATCCCCACGTTCCACCAGCTCCACCACATCATTCCCAAGCTGGGTATTCGGTGGAGTAAGTTCGAAGCGCAGCCCGGTATCGTCCTCGGACAGCACCAGCGTGCCAGATTTAGTGCGCCCCAGCAGTTGGGTATAGTTATGCTCATACAGCGCACGCACATCGCTACCGGATGCCAGGCTGTCTTTAAACGCCCCCGGCGCGAACTGCTCACGAAATTCATCCCAGATAACTTCTGACAGACTGTTCCAGCGCACCGCATAGCCCACCAGCTTTTTGTCGCTGGCGCTTAGTTCGGAGGTTCGGATTTCAAAATCAATTGTTTTCATTGTTGGACTCCACAGAGGGCAAAAAGGGGCCGAAGCCCCTTAAACATCAGATCAGGAACCAGAGCCGGAAAGCTCGAGCACCTTAATGGCGTTGGAGTCCACCACGCCGCCCCCCAGGTATTTATCGGTGTGTACCTTGTAGAATCCCGGTTCGGTGATGTTGTCAGGACGAGTGCGCACACCAGTGGTGTGATCGACAATGAAGTAGCCGCGCTTGAAGTCGCCAACCGCGAGGAACGCTTTACCCGCCTCCGCATCCGGCATGGTTTCCAGATACTGGACAGGACGGCCCAGCAACGTATCGGGAGAACCGGCAACCAGACGATCGCGCCAGATGTAATCACCGTTGCCGTTTTTCAGCTTCTGCAATTTTGCAGCGGTGTTGGAGTTCATCACCCATACGGCGTTTTTGCGGTATTTGGCTTTCAGCTTATACAGCAGGTCAATCAGACCATCAGAGGAAACGTCAGCGGCCTCCATTTTCTCCAGGGTACCGAATGGACGGGTTTTATCGCTGGTGGCCGCACGAGGGTAAGACAGGAAGCCTTTGGATTTTTTATCACCATCGCCGTTTACCAGGTCGTTCTCTTCAGTGGTAGTGAATGTGTCTGCCACCTCAGAGGACAGCCAGCCCAGAATATCCACTTCGGAGAAGTCGAGAATCTCCTGGGTAGTTTTCGGGTAGGCGTAGATTGGATTCAGCTTAATATCCACGCGCTCAAGTTTCGGCGTAGCTGTTTCGGCGCGCTCTTCATCTTCGGTACCACGTTTGACCGCCGCGCCGCCCACAGATACCAGTTTCTGGTATTCGTTGGTTTTGGTGGTCTTCACAGTGGCTATAGAGCGCATAACGCTCTCATCCAGCAACTGGCGCATGATCTCTTTGTCCAGTTCAGGGATAACGGTATAGCCGCCCTCAGCAGGAACCAGTGTGGAGAGTGAGCGCGTATCCCCCGTCATAATGTAGTGCCGCAGTTCGTCATTGCACACCGGCTCACCTTCAATGGAAGTACCAAGCAGATTTCGCTGAACATCTGCAACGGCTTCAAGGCGGGTGATTTCAACTTCAAGCGAATCTGCCTGGGCGCGGAGTTCGTCGAACTTTTTACCCTCTTCTTCGTTCAAGCTGCGCTTTTCGGTATCGGCTTTGTCCAGCATGGAACGCATCTGGGTTTTAAGTGCAGCTTTCTGCTGGCGTAATTCGAGTAATTTCTTCATGGAGTGGTTTCCGTAACAATTAACGTTGAGACGTGAAACCAGCGCTTCAAGGGATGTCGACCCGGAGAAGGTACCACGGTTCAGGCGGAAGAATCGGGTGGACAGTGGCGGCTCACGTCTGAGTGCCACCCATCAAGATATACATGAAAAATATAATAAAAAGACCTGCATCATGACCGAGTAAGATGGGGTATGTTTAGTTATAAGTAATTTACAAAACAAGCGATTAGAACTATTGTGAAAAACTCAAAGACACTAAATAATTAAGGGCTTTTATGACTACAAATGACGTTATGGGTGCCTTGTTCGCTCAGCAAAGGATGCAGATTCTTCACATTGGCAAGCATCATGATGAATTTAGCGATGCATATCTCCATGCTTGGGAGTCTGGTGTTTACCCATTGATGAGTGATACCGATGGCAGCGTACCCCGTAAACCTCACGAGTTTTATGCCCAGTATTTCACCGCATCAAAAGATAAAGTTGAATTTCTGTTAAAGCGTCTTGATGACGCTTGGCGTAAAAATGAAGGGCTCACATTTTATGACCTGGAGGATGAATTAGGCGTTCGAGGCTACAACTCGCAAGGTTGGGATAGAGGTGATTTAATCGACATTTGCCGTTATCTGTACCTGGACGGTTGCTATGATGATGCGTTTTGGTCTGCGCTAGTTGAGAACGGAAAATGCCCTAGCGAGGCGCTTAGTCTAACTTCAAAGCTTAAAAGAGAAGTTGATATCAATTTCTGACCGATCAAAGGCCTGGCACTAGTCCAGGCCTGTGTTTACTTCTCGCTCATCCACTTCGGTGGGTTTGGTAACAAAGCCCTGTATCCTTCCAAATGCTCAAGTAAGGCATCAAGCTGTTCTGTATTTGTGACGATACGTTCCCCAGAGAGGGTATGCATAATGAAACCGTGCGGATCGCCCCAAAAAAAAGCTTCTTGCTCTAATGCCTCCCGGTAATCAGCAGTAGGCATTGAATCCAAACCGGTTAGATTAAACTTTTCCATACGTTCTTCATTTGTGATTGGCATGTCTCGACTCCAGACCTAAAAAATAAATATCCCTCAAACTACTAGCCTTTCTGATTCTTTAAAAATAATAAATAAATTCAATGCATTAAAAAATCAAACTTTGAAGTATAAGATACTTTCTTTTACATCAACTGACTGATAGATATCTGATTGTTCGAGTAGGTAGATCCGCTAAACAATTTATCGGATGAAGGATTTTTGAATACAAGAAAACCCGACCGAAGTCGGGTTGATTTCAAAACAACTAGCACTCAGCAGTTGCATACGGGGATAGCAAATACCTTCGCCCGTTTAGGATAACTCAGAGTCCCGTCAGGGTTGCGTTTGTAGGGTCTGAAGATAACCTCACAAGCGTTACCACATTTTGGACAGATTCCGTTAGCCATAAACATTACCTGTTTTTATGTACAAGGTGTAATCCCATCCAGCCTTGTAACTACTCAGGTTAACCGCTATTCTTAAGTTCTCATGCTTAAGAGACGCAGTTAATCTGCACTCTGGAAGGAAATCCATTTTCTTCCCCCTAAAGCCCCGCTCCCCAGCGGGGCTTTTTTGTTTAGTCGTTGGCTGGTTGTGAAACAGCAAAGGACTCTACAATGTTACTGATTCTTTTCGCCTCGTCTTTAGTCAGGTCACGAGGCAGATTACTAATCATAACGATAAGCTCTTCGCGAAGCGGAATGGGCAATTCAAAAGTTTTAGCAGCATTACTCATTGCACTAAGCATTGGAGATTGCGTAGTTTTGACTGGCGATCTGCGCTGTTTAACCGTCACGTCTTCACCTTTCTCATGAGCGATAAATTTTGCTACAGCTCCGTTAAATCGGCTGATATACGATTTCTGCGTATCTTCAGCAATACCATTAGCCATTACGTAGGTGTTAATGATGCTATTGGTATCCCACGTATCTGCGGTTGCGGTATCTGAAATGTAAGCTTTTACCAAGTAGCAAACGCTACGCACGTTGCCAGCTGTGCTTGGTGAAGCCCCAGTAATCTCGACGTACTGGTCAATAAAATTGTAAAAGTTACTTTTGGACAGGTCCATAACTCCTACCTCCTTAAGCTAGAAGAGCTCAACATGTAATCATAATGGCACAACAACCTTTCTCACGCAAGATCACAACACACAAGATCTTTCAAAGATCGATAGGATTAGCAAAATATTGTGAATTGGAGTGATGTGGAGTGAAGTGCAATGAATAGCAATGATGCATTATGAACAAGTGGGTATCAAAGTATACTATATATGGTGGAGTGGTTTTTCCGCTAACCTCTATGATATTGCTTCCTTGCGCATTTAATATCGCACTTTCAATCCGCGCATTTCACTGCGCGAAACGTAAAGCCCCGCGCAGTACTTAAAGCCTGAATTGGCGTGGGTTTAAAAGGTTCCCTACCCGCATTGCGCACATATTCCATATATACATGAAAGAAATGCGCTAGCTGTGCATTAATTGACCAAACCGCACACGTAGCGCATTTCACATCGCACTTATTGAGATTTCAGAACGGTAACGTCACCCATAACATCCACCTCAACTATGCCGTCACGTACCAGCTTCTCCAGCCATCGGGTAAAGCCTTTGCGCCCATTCTCCCCCATCAAAGCGATCATATCGTCGCGCAATACAGAGCGGTTGCATGATTCACCTTTAGCTTTACGGCTACGAATAGACTGCCAGAGTGCTGCATGGTTCCCAGTAAGATGCTTTACATCAGCCAGCTCTGGATCAAGGTCTCGAGCTTCGCGTGGCAAGTCCTGCACCACCAGCGACGAAATGAGCTCACCATCACGATCAGTAAACAACTCCACCGGACGCAGATCGAATGCAGCTTGTTTCGGCTCCTCCGCATCTTTCATCTTCGTACAAGTCAGGATTATCGCTCCACCGTCACCCTCACGCCGGATGTTGAACTCAGCATCAAGTGCCGCTCTGAAAGCACTAGAACCTCGTGCACCTTTGGTATCGTCTTTACCTGAATGGTGCACCACCAGCAACGTGGCCCCCGTCTCACGCTTGATAACGTCGCAGCCTTCAATAAACGCCCCCATATCACGAGCATCGTTTTCATCATTACCACCGAAACACCGCGCTAGTGTATCGACCACAATCAGACGTACCGGTTGCCCGGTTCTGGACTTAACATCACGCGCAGCTTTGATCATCTCTTGCATTTCCTCACGGCGAACTGGGAAAACCGGACGGTTGACCAAGTACAGGTTATTCAGTTTCACACCGTGTTTTTTCTCCCAGGCCTTTATTCGCCTTGGGACGCCAATACCACCTTCACCCACTACATACATCACAGCGCCGGCTGATACTGACTTTCCGGCCCACTTCATCCCAGCAGCAATGTGGCAAGCCCAGGACACCGCCAGAAAACTTTTATACGAACCGCTCGGTCCGTAGATGCTGCTCAAGCTGTTAGAGGGGAGATAACTCTTTAACGTGTAATCCTGCTCCTGATCGTACCCATCAGAGCCCACGCTTAGCGGAAGGCTGTGCCGCAGTGACTCCTCCCGCACAGAGACTTCAACCTGTTCGCGCAGACGTAAAAGATATTCTCTCCAATCCTCTGGCTCATGGTCGGGAATGCCTTTATACAATTTGGCATCCTCCACACCCGCCAGAGCCAATTTTTCTGCAATGCTATTAATCTGAATAGGTGCAATGTTCCCGGCCAGGTATATACGCGCGGAACGACGACCATCATCCACAATGCGCAGGTTATCCAACTCTGCCAGTTGCTTAGGCCCGAGGTAAACAGGTGGTGTGGTATCTTCGGCAATTTGTTTACCCAGCCCCTCTTCCCATCCCTTTGCGTGGGCATATGCATCAGATCCAGCAAAAATAACTGCCTCCGTAAATTTTTCCTTTGGCA